TGCTTGAGGACACAGTTAATATGATTATGGCGTATTGTCATATTGATGTACTGCCTCGTCAGCTTGAAAGCCTTGTTCCGAAAATTGCGGCGGATATGTACAGGGCAAAAGGTTACGGGGACAGTAAAAGTCCCGAAGTAGTCAAGAGCAGAAGTGAGGGCGAACGTTCCGTCACATATGCCGAAACCGACAACGATAAGATTTTCAGCAACTATTATAAACGCCTTGACCCGTTCCGAAAACGAAAGGGGCGTGTTCCGAGTGACATCGGTATTCAGTGATTTTTACGATAAAACTGTTATAATCGCAGAATATGAAATTGACGACTATACAGGTAAAACCGAAAAGACTGTATTATCCGAAATCAAAGCCGATGTACAACCGTACAGCGGTGGCAGAGCAAGAGAGCAATACGGTTTGGATATAGAATGTCAAATGCGTATGTTCTGCGATATGTCAGACGACGTAAAGGTCGGTAACAGGGTTGAATATGACGGCGACATATATGATATAATATGTGCAGAAATGGGACAGCGGTTTGGTAGCAATGCTCGAAAGGAGTAGGCTGAAATGAATTTTTCAATCGAGGGGATAGACAACGTTGTTGACAAGCTGACACAGTATGCGTCGGGCGATAAAATACAGCGAGGTTTGGCAATGGCGGGTGAAGTCGTAAGAGCACACGCAGTGGCAAACTGTCCTGTTGCAACAGGACGTTTAAAGGGCAGTATCGTAAGCCAAGTGGACGGTGACAGCGTTGCAATCGGTCCGACTGCCGATTACGGTATTTATGTCGAATTCGGCACAGGCTCAAAGGGCGACAAATCTGTTTCGCATACGTCAAAAAGACACTGGACGTATTACAGTGGCGGTCGATTTTACACAACGTCGGGGCAAGCACCACAGCCGTTCCTTGTTCCGGCATTAAAGAACAATGTAAGTGAAATAGTAGCTAAGTTTAAGGAGGGGTACGGTGTTTGATATTGGTTTGGAATTACGGGATATTTTAAAGCAAATAGACGGTGTAAGTGTATGTTTTGCTTATCCCGATAATTTTAATAAATTGCCTGCAATAGCATATTACACGTTAACGGACAAAGGCTCAATGTCATATGACAATACGGTCGTTACGAATGATACGACTGTTCAGATTGATATTTACGCCGATTATCCGCAAACGTGTTTTGAATTGTCGGAGAGGGTATATAAATTGTTGACTGATAATGAATATTATCATGAAATGACAATGGACGTACCCAATCCCGACGACAAGGGTATAAAACATAGGACAATGAGATTTACGAAAGTAGTAGAAAGGAATGATTGATTTATGGCAAATACAGCAAAAAGAAAACCACTACCTACAATAGGTGTGGACAAGTACACATTTTTCGCAGTTTTAACAGACACATCAGAGGGTGCAACATATGGCGATCCGTATAATTTGAGAGGTACAGTCGAAATTGCACCGACAGACGCAGGCGGCAGTGATGTTTTTGACGCCGATAACGGTGCGTATGAAACATCAAACTACATTGAAAAATTAGGTCACGACATCACAAATGCCGATATTCCGCCGGAAGTTGATTCAATGTGGCGTGGACTGACACAAAAAGACGGTGTAGTAGAGGTTGGCAATGATACAAAAACAGTTTATTTCGGTGTTGCGTGGAGAATTATGAAATCCGACGGCTCATACCGTTATGTAAGATATTACAAGGGTTCGTACAGCTTTGCGTCAAATGTAGGCGGTAAGACTAAAGCGTCAAGCGGTGCGCCTGAAAAGCAAACCGCAAAGGCTACATACACAGCCGTACAACGTGATTTTGACTATTACGCATACTTTGACGAAAGCGATTTGCCGGAGGGCGTTACAAAGACAGAACTTGAGGAAAACTGGTTTAAGGATATGAACTACTATCCAGTGAAGAAAGCACTTTAAGACAAGGCACGCCGAAAGGCGTGCTTTTTTCGTATAGAGAGGAGCGAGTAACAATGCAAAGAGTATTAACATTTGTACACAACAAAAAGAAGTATGTATCAAAACCGTGGTGTTTCGGTGCGGCAACGTTGGTTGAAAAAGAATACATGGACGTTGCAGAGGGTGAAAAAGTAACGGCTACGTCGGTATGTGCAGATGCCGTTGACTATCTGTTTGAGGGTACAGAGGCGACACAAGATATTTTAGACACGGCTGTTTCAGCAAAAATGAGAATGTGTCGTGAAGTTATGAAATGGTTTATGGACGATTTTACGGGAAAAAACGAGGAAAGCCTGCCGAAGCAGGCAACCGAAAAGGAAGATTAAGCGATTTATATGGGACAATGCTGAAATATCACGGTATATTGCCGAATGATTTGGCAAAACAAGACCCAAGATTATTACTTGCAGTTATAATCGAGGACGAGGAAGAAGAATATACGGGAAATGACCCGTATTTAAAAATGTTTTATGGAATGTAGTGAGGTGATTTGTAGTGGCTGACGCGGCGGAATTAGTAGTAAGAATAAGAGGTGATGCGTCGGATTTAGAGGCAACAATAAGCGGTGTATCGCAACAACTCGAAGAATTGGAACGAACACAAAGCAATACAAATGGTGTGAAAGGTGTAAGAGAAAGCACAAGTGCATATCAAGGTCTTGCAAGTCAGCTTAAAAATACCGGAAAAGGTATAAAAGAAGTCGGCGAAAGTATTGACACGATAACAAAACCGATACAATACGCATCAACGGCTCTTGCCGCAGGCGGTGTTGCGAGTGCCAAGTTTGCGATAGATTTTGAGGATAGTTTTGCCGGAGTTAAAAAGACGGTTGACGCTACACCGGAACAGTTAGCCAAAATAAAGCAAGGCATTATCGATTTGTCAACAACAGGTATTGACGGCAGAGGCGCGATACCACAGACGGCAACTGAACTAAACGAACTTGCGGCGGCGGGCGGTCAGTTGGGTATATCACAAGAAAACATTATCGACTTTACGGAAGTAATGGCACAAATGGGTTCAGCCACAAACCTTGTCGGCGAAGAGGGTGCCGCAACACTGGCACGTTTTCAGAATGTTATGGGTGTCGGTCAAAACGAAATCCGTAATATCGGCAGTGCAATCGTTGATTTGGGTAACCACAGTGCGACAACAGAATCGGAAATCGCGGAAATGGCATTGCGTATGGGTAAATACGGTTCATCAGTACGAATGTCAGCGGCGGACGTGTTGGGTTATTCCGCCGCATTGTCCTCATTGGGAATTGAGGCACAAATGGGCGGTAGTGCGATAGGTCGTACGTGGCTGTCCATAGAAACAGCCGTTGCAAGCGGCGGAGAGGGTTTGACAAAATTCGCAAAGTATAGCGGTAAAAGTGCCGAAGAATTTAAAGAGCAGTGGAACACTGACAGCTCCGGTGCATTTAACGGAATATTAAAAGGCTTGCAGTCTGCCGAAAATCTAACTGTTGCGTTAGATGATTTAGGCATAAACAATACACAGGATATACAGGCTATGATGGCATTAGTCAACGGTTATGATTTAGTAACCGAGAGTGTCAATCGTTCAAACACCGCATACCAAGAAAATACGGCATTGCAAGAAGAATTTAACGCAAAGAATGAAACGACCGCATCAAAATTGGCGAACACAAAAAACAATATTATTGAGGCGGCGAGAAGTATCGGCGAAACAATGTTGCCGTCAATACAAGACGCAAGTACCACAGTAGCTGATTTTGCAAAAGGATTGTCGCAAATGGACGACGAACAAAAACGTGCTGTTGTTAATACTGGTGCTACGGTCATTGCTTTAGGTGCATTGTCAAAAGTCGGTGTCGGAGTGATTAAGGGTGCAGGCGATTTTGTTGAGGGATTAGGAGTAATCAGCGATAAATTGCCTATTATAGCAGACGCAACGTCAGCGATAAAAGTATCGACTGCGGGGTTAGGCAGTTCATTTTCTGCATTAGCGCCGATATTCGGTGCAGTATTAGCGCCTGCGGCGGTTGTTGCAGGGTATAAGGTTGTTGCCGACCACGTTACAGAGGCTATTGAAAACAACGCAAAATTGGGTCAAAGCTACAAGGAATTATATTCTCAGTGGCAAGACGCAGACAACCAAGTTTCGCATTTGGAAAATCTGCGAAGTGAATACGAAAAACTAAACGAATCAATCAACAGCGGTACATTAAATCCCGAAGAACTCGAAAGCGCTAAAAACCGCATAAACGACATTATGCAGGAAATCAAGGCGACCACAAATGCCGATACTATAAAATTGATGATTGATACAGGCGAATTTGATTCAGCACTGGCATTGGCGGTATCAAACGCACAAGACAGTGCGAACGAAATCAAAGACGCATTGGATTTAACATCAGG